AGTTAATGATTTCGTGTGGCAGTTTGAAGACATAGCACCAGACTTAATTACTCTTAACACATTCATAGAGTTCTGGCATAAAAATGTTGAGGCTGAGATCAGGTGCATAGAAGTGTCCCAATCTCAGCCTCAATCCTTTTTCAATGCTGATATTATATATAACGCTTAAGGCTTATTAATAAACAGCGGCCCTTCCGCATCAGGATATTCTATCAGCCTGTTTATATAGTGCCTACCTGCAGGTGACACTAGACGCAACGCCTCTACTGTGTCGTACACTGCCACACTAACCTTCCCCCTACTTGCTATATAACCAACAAGCGAAGAGTGTAACTCTCTAATGATAGTTGCACCAGCGTATTCTCCTGAAAGAACCACATCGTAGGTAACGTGATGCTTAGTCTTAGTCCAAGCATGTGATTCTTTCTGGAGCTTCTGCTCTATCTTATAGAGATTGTTCACGGGCTTGTGTCCGTTTCAAGTTATCAAAGTAAGCAGTGTTATAGCCACGCTGCCACTCTTTGAACTGTACTGTCTCTTTCTTATACGGGGGGTAATGTTCCTTGCCTGTATAGAAGGAAACAGTACCCTGCTTATACTGAACAGACAGTGGTGGGTATCTTTCTACTTTAATTTTTACCATTTAGATATCTACAATCTCGCATACGTCTGCGGTGCAAGCAAACGATTGAGATGATTTAGTTTCATCCTCTACCTCATACGTTGAAAGTAATCCCCAGTCAATAGTCGATGGTGTCTTAGTTAGTAACTCATCATACTCCTCCTTTCCAATCTTTTCATAGGGAGCTTGGACATACTTACCTCCATCATATGGCAGGAAGGAGATGCCTGACATTTCATCGAAGTGATCGTACACCCAAGCTGCTACTTTAAGCCACTCATCATCTCTAATACTTACAGTGATGCTGGGCTTATGCTCACACCAGTAACGGTAGTAGTACAGCCATAGCTTAAGCTGATCGATTGCAGTCTCATCATCACGAGTAACCGAGTTAGCTGGAGCCTGAACAGGAAAAGAAAAGACACCTAGGTTCTCGTTATAGATAGGCTTTGTTTCATCAATGTCTTGGTAGCCAGAGATAGCATACTCAAAAGGAACCCCTGCCTTTTCACGTAAGAACTTGGTTAGGTTGTCCTTCATGTCACCACGTACACGGCGAATGTAGTAGTCACTGTGCCGTGCATGAATACCGCTGGCCGTATCAGTAAGCTGGCTCACAGTACCCGAAGGCTTAACACAAGTGATTGCTGCAGATGCAGGGATGTTAAAGTCCTTTGCCCAAGCTTGATTAGTTTCTACTGCAACTAGCTTTAGTGCGTTGAGGGTTTTCTTAAGTCCCGCCTCTACTTTGCAGTACTCATAGCCACGCCCATTGGTTAGGGGTGAGTCCATGATACCTGTTAGGCTTACACCCAGTAGTCTTTCTTCTTCTGTATTATCTTTCCACCGCTTACGTAGGTACTTAAACCCTGTAAGCGTTGACTGATACGTACCTAGGATAGTAGCGAGGCGTACCTTTTCCTTTAGAGTTTCAATGGTATCATCTACACGTACCATAACTTCTGTTAGATTACAGAACTGGTTAGGACGTAAGATGATCTCACTGCAAGGGTTAGTTCCGTATTCCCAGATGATGTCAGGGGTACGGCGTGTATTTCTACGACCATTCTCTGCAGCCTTTTTAGTACAGGCAGCACGGCTAAAGATACCACGCTCACCTGACAGGCTGTCATGCAGAGCCTTCCACTCAGACATAAAGATACTTACATCTGGCTTCGCGTTATATACCGCTGAGTTATTAGCCAAGCCCCTGTGACCATGCTGATTGTACCAACTACCAGACTTAGCGCCACGTAAACGATCATCAGAAAGATTACTAAGAGAGATAAGAGCAGAGCGCCTAACACCTCCAACAACAACAACTTCAGCAGTTTTACATACAAGGTCATGGCACTCCAATGAACTAAGTCGCCGTCCTGCTGCAGCTTGAAACAGTGCTACCGCAAACATGAACAACTCGTTGAGGGGACCGGGACCAGATGACCTACCACCAAAGGTACGTAGCCTAGCACCTGCAGGGCGTAGCTTAGACAAGTCCCACTTAGGTATCTGCCCTGCATAGAGTAAGCTTACTAGTTCTCTAAAGCCTTTAGCCCAGCCTAGCTTGCTATCGTCAACGTGGACAGTAGTGTCTGTGTTGTTAAAGGATTCATTAACTCTTGGAAGCTGATCTACATTCTGTCGCTCAACTGAGAAGCCTACACCTGTACCGTTCATAAGGATGTAGAGTATCTCATCAAAGGCACGTACACTATCAACAGGTATGTAGGCACAGTTATACGCTGCTACGTTACACTGTTCCACAGCGGGACCAGATGTCATTAGCAAACGCATTGAAGGCATAACCTTTAGATTTAGTACAGCGTCTTCTAGTTCAGCCCGAACTGCTGCATCCATCACAAAGTTATTGTTACGGAGTAGTTCCTTTTCCATGTGGTTAAAGTATCTGCTTACAGTTTCTTGCCACGTTTCTCTACGCCCTTCCTCTTCCAACCAACGGGCATACCTTGACGTATGAATGTACTGTTGATAGGCAGTCATAGCTTGATTGCTCGTGTCCATATTACTCTCCTCCTTTTATACTAACTTTCATACCTACTACACGAGTACCATAGACTTCATCTAGCACTTCTTGAAGAGCATCTTCAAGTTCTTCGCTAGGGTCGCCATCTACTGGCATAGGAAACTCTTCTTTATCTATGTCTAATATGATGGCTACCTTAGCGCGCAACATCTTAGGCGTTACCTTTTGTGAGTGAAGCAAAGTTAAATACTTGTTGATCTTTTTCAAGGCTACTCTCAGGAAGGCGTGAGATAGCTTCCCCTACATAGCTACTAAGTAGTTCTCTAACCTCTTCATCATCCTCAATAGCAGGAAGAACTGAAGTCATGTACTCACACAGCATCTCAAGCTCACGCTTATCAGCCTCTTCAAGTGTGTTATCTTTAGATAAGGATATAGACACAGTTACTTCACCTGTCCATGTACCTTCATCATCTTCTGTGGGTGTTAAAATAACTGCGTAACTATTGTCTGTAAGGTCTGGATGTTTCATACGTTATTCCTATTTAGTTAGCTGCCCAAGTACTTTTGTTCTGGCAGGAGGTAAAGGTTGGCCTGATTCTTTTAGCCATGATTGAGGTATAATACGATTAGCATATTCAATATCTTTTCTGACACACCATAGAGCATACGTTGTCTTAGAGTTTTTGTAAAGCTTATTGTTTTGATTCTCAAAGACTATACGTATGTCTAGGTGAGGATGTTGCTTCCTTATCTCGATGTGTTTTTTTCTATCGTTGGCTACCCACCTGCCCTTAACCTCAATGATAATACCATTGTCTAGTATGAAGTCAGGGGTGTAGGTTCGTACTGCATAGTCTACCCATTCTATCTTAATGGTTTCGTACCTAACAGTGTTACCCTCTAGTTCAATCTGTCGTGCTATCTTATGTTCGATAACACTACGAAAGCCTTTCTTCCTTGCCGCTAAGACAAGCTTACTCCTACCCCGCATGTAGTACTGTCTTAGTTCTAAAGGAAGCAGGAAGCTCTGCATCTAGCGCAGAGATAGCCATGTTGTAACAGTTTGCCTTAGCAGTAAAAGAGTTACGAGTATCGTAATCCCCTTTAGCTATGTACGCAGCATCCTCAAAGTATTCTTTTGCTGAGCGTACCCCTAAGAACCAACCAACACTTTGATCCATTAGCACACGTACAAAGGCGTAGTAGTCACAGTTCTGCTTGCGGGTTACATCAGCTACACTACAGTCGTAGTGAGGCTTAGGCTTGACAGTAGTTTTCTTAGTTTTAACATCTATCTTCTGCCCATCAACAAGGATGTCATAGTCCATAGTGTTTTGGTGTATGCCACCTATAACCTGTAGTGCTACTAGCTCACCAAGAAAACCAAACACGTTACCTTGTCCCCTAGTAATGCTACGTTTAAGGATGCCCATCTCTTCAGACATTTCGTGGGCTGTGTTTCTCATAGCATTAGAGATTTTAACTTCGATCATTAATTTTCTCCATGTCAACATAAAATACAATAGGGGGATTCTTAGCAGCAGATACCCTTGAAGGTTCCTCAGATAGGGCACCCTTCCAACAGTCATGTTTGAAAGAGCAGAAGGAACACTGCCTAATTAGTTTATGATTACCAGTAAGCTTGCTGCGAAATGTTTCTGCTTCAGGCTTAAAGCAACGCTCAAAGATGTTAGCGTTAACCTTGTCTGCTGTAGCAGATAGTTTCTTGACAACCTCTTTAGTATCACTCTCGTAAGCTACATACTTGAACTGCCCACTGGCTTGATTGATAACCCACCAACCTCCAGCAGGTACGTTAGCACCTGTACTGTACACAGCAAGCTGCCCTACATAACCAAACGGATCATCCTTCTCAAGGTTCTTACCGTCTGTGAACTTGTTGTTGTATGACCAAGGGCTAGTAGACTTAATGTCATCTACTGCACCGTCAACAATTAAGTCATACTCTCCAGAGATATCAGTAGTACCTATCTTAGCTTGGATACGCTTAGAGTCTTTGTAACTAACATTAGCCTCTCTTAGAAGACCTTTGAACAAAGCCTCTACCATATCCCCAAAGACCATACGCACTAGGAAGGTGGTGTGTAATGGTTCTTCTTTCTCTGGGTGGTTCTTCTGATACCACAACTGACAAGCAGGTCTACCGACGTTGGAAGCACGGAGGGTAAAACCCCCCGTACCGCCACGCCGTTCACAGAACTGCCTACGCAAAGATTTAGCTACATCATCAGCAATCTGACGAATGTTCTCCTCTGACATAGTTTTCTTATTGGTAGTTACCTGTTCTAGATAACTATGTACTGCTAGTTCTGCTGCATGTTCCATGATAAACTAAGCAACGTCAGTTGCGTTAGTAACATCAATGAAACTGTTAACAGTGTCTTCATCTTCTAGTGACATGCCACTAGTAGCTTTTAGATCATAGTTCTTTTTGATACCTTGGTTAATGTTCTGTACCCATAGCTTGAAGTTAGCGAACAACTCCTTCTCTTCTTCCGCAAGTGGAAGAGTAGTGGTGAAGTCTACCTTAGTAACAGGCTTGTAGATCATGTTGCCATTAGCCATTGCTTCACCTGTAGTAGTTAGTTCAATGTGATGCTGTGGTAGCAAGCGACGATTGCTTGCGAACTTGTCAATGATAAGTCCGATAGTCTTGAACGCATCCTTGTTATCAATTTCCCAGATGACAGGGATACCCTCTTCAGATGACACTGGCTCACCAGTATTGTCTACTGCATCATGTAGTGTAACCAGACCAAACAAAGCACGTACTCGTTTAACTGACATGAACAGTTTCTGTTGTGCCTCTGGTAGGTCACCCCAGTTCTTGATGTATCCAGCAGGACGACCACAGTTAACCTTGCCATCAGTATCAATCAGATCATCACGACCAAACTGTGACTGGCCTACCATGACAGACTTTACGAAGCGACCCTTACGTCCTTGATCATCAGGCTTAACGTATGGGATGTACCTACTGTAGAAAAACTGCTGAAGGAAAGGTTTGAAAGATACCTTATCTGCATAGCTAAAGTCACCATTAGCATCTTGCAAACGGTAGGTACCTCCCGGCACCACCTCAACCTGTCGTGACTTACCCTTGACCTGCTCAGTTCCCATGATGGACTGATGCCAGATACGAAGGCGAGCCAGTGAAGAGTTGTTAGATTCAGCAGCAGAGGTAGATTGTACGGCAATACCCATAGCTTCTGCCATGCTGTCGAAGTTATTAGAAGTGTCTAGGTTTACGATGTTATTCATTTAATTCTCCATGTGTAAAAGGAACACCAGTATACTCATATTCTCACAAGTATCAAGTGATATCTTGCATAATCATCCAGTTTTTTCCTGTCTTAGGTTCGAGTACAAGAGGAACATCTAGTGATACGTTGAACCTAGCAAAGATTGCTGAAGGTAACTGATCAATAGTTTCCTCTACCGTCTTAACTACAGTAGCTTCCTCGTTAGGGTACACATCAATGACAGCACTATCATGTACACTGTTTACTAGGATACTCTTGAGGTCTTTCGACCGCATATTTCTTTCGAGCAAGAGTAACGTAGTCTGAACAATGTCTGCGGCAAATGATTGCACAGGATAATTTTTAACCATTGTAAAGTTTGTAATCTTACCAGAGGGTAGTCGCTTGGTATTGGGAAACTCAAACTGTCTACCCGAAGGTGTTGTTACGTAACCATGTGTCATTACCTCAGTAGCTAGATCACGATGCCATGATGCAATACCCTTGTATTTAACTAGAAAGTTTTCGTAGTAGGAAGCTTCAGAAGGTGTCCGTCCAAAGCCTGTAGCACCAAACAAAGGAGCGAAGGTATGTTCCTTAGCCTGTTGCCTAGTAATAGTCTGACCGGCCTCAGTGATGATAGACGCAGTGTAACTATGCACATCAAAGCCTGTCTGTATTTCTTCTATAGCAAGTTTGTCTTTGCTTAACTCTGCTGCAACTCTAAACTCCAACTGAGCAAAGTCAGCCTCAAGTACTGTACCATTATCCCAACGAGAAGTAAACACTTTCTTGATAGGAAACGTGTTGCCTCGTGGCATATTGTGTAGGTTAGGTGAGTCAGATGCCAACCTACCTGTACTAGTCCGATGCTGTGTCATACGAACATGTAACCTACCATCTGATTTAGTAAAGGTTTGTATGCCGTCAACAAAAGCAGAGAGGTAAGTATCAAGTGCTGACAACCTACGTACCTTGAACAAGAAGTCCCTAGCACTTTCCATGTTGTTACTGATAGCAACCTTTTCAAGGAACTCTAAGGTTCTTTTGTCTGTCTTAAAACCATGAGCAGCAATGTAAGAGTTAGCATTAGCACTAAACTTTAACCCAGCAACTCTGGTGTTAGGCACAAAGACTACACCTGCTGTGTCACAGGTAAGGCAACGTCGCTTGGCCTTGCCCTTGCTACCATCTTTCTTTCTAGGGAATGAGTAACCCTTACCCTGACATACAGTACACTGGAAGACTTGAGTCTTGTAGATAATATCACTGTTGTTCTCTACAATAGAATAGAACTCTTTCTTCTTAGTGTACATAGGAAAGAGAGAGGCCCATGTGGACTTGTCTTTAGGCTTACGACTGTAGATCACCCTACTCAATTGTTCTGGAGAAGATAGGTTGATAGGTGTATCGCCCATAAGCTTGTGTACCTGCTCTTCAAGAGAAGCTACTAACACAGCACGCTCTTCAGTAAACTCCTTACGAACATCCTCTAGTACATCAAGGCTCACCTTAAAGCCTCGTTGGTATACACGAGCAAGCAGTACACACATATCGTTAGTCAAGTCTATAATAGGATGCAAAGGACAGTACATTTCCTTGAACATCTTCTTACGTAGTTCTTCTGATAGCTCTTGGGTACTACGTACATCCTGTAGGCAGTACTCAAGCAGTTCATCTTTAGGTATTGCATCAACAGTAATACCTTTCTTAAGATACTCTGACAGGGTACCAAGCTTCTGATTATCTAGCTCATACCTCTCAGCTACTGCGTCAAGAGACAACGGCTGCTTCACTGCCCGTTGCAGTACATACTCTACCAGTAGGGTATCAAAGACGGGACCGTCATACTTGAAGCCGCATTCCCACAGCCAGATCAATTCATGCTGTGCATTGTGGCATATAAGTACAGTAGCCTCATCTAGTAGTGCTTGCAACGCAACGTGGTCATCGTTGTTGTACACTACTTCTTTATGGTTAAACCAGAAGTGATGCTCATCACCAGCGTCTGACTTAGCACACACAAGCACCAACTCATTACCCTCAGTGAAAGGGTCTAGCATAAGCTTTCCCTCTGGGGAACGACATGCTGTGTTCTCTATATCAATAGTAAGTTTCATTACGCTTCGTACCTCGCTGTTAACGGGTTAAGTACTGTCGTAACTTTACCGTGACGACCAGTGAGTTTGTTCTTAACGATACACCAGTGCCTAGTCCAATCTTCCTCCTCTTGCCCATCAAACGTGGGGTTGTTAGTGATACATATCAAGAGGTCAGCTTCAGATGCCTTACCTGTTTTCGATCCTTCAAGCATTGACATGCTGGCATTGACCTTACCCTCTGCCTCTGCCGACAACTGTGACATAGCAAAGATAGCTGTGTTGTATTCTTTACCTACAATACGTAACCGAATATAGGTAGCCTTAAGCTGCTCATGCCCAGCAGTGAATACTCCTCCGGGCAAAAACTTATCAGCCATGTCTGCAATTAAGATGTCAGGCTTGTATGCTTTAACTGCACCTTCTAGCCTGTCCATGTCCCAACCTGTAGCGTCAGAGATAAACAGGTTATCTTTAAGTAGAGCAATGCGCTTTTCTGCTTGGCTCTTGTTCTTTCTAATCTCATCCAGTGACATACCACAACAGGCAGTGAGATACCTACCGGCTACACGAGTAGCACGTTCCTCATTAGCCAGCACCATAACCCTTGCCCCTTGCTCAATGAAGCCACCGGGACCGGCACATAAGCTGGCATGACTACTAGTCTTGCCTGTGTTAGGTCGTGCCGCAGCGACAATCAACTGACCGGCATTGATACCCGGAATCATTTGAGCAACAGTGGGTATGTTGATAGTCCACTTAAACTCTAGATCATTCTGTGTAAGTAGATACTCAATGTCTATAGGCTCAAAGTCTACTCGTAGAGAAGGGGTGAAGTTATCTGCATGTTGATCAATGAACTCACGTACTGGATGTAAGGATGTGATCTCGCCATTAGCTATCTTGAAAGACAGGTCAGCTAACTCATCAGCAGATGCCTCACGGTTTAACTGGGTCAGCACATCATGTGCTACCTCTTTGGATAGTGGCTGCTGTATAAGAACCTTCTGAAAGATACTACGATACACATCCTTCTGTGCAGAGGTAAGTGTAGGATTAGCAGTGAAGAACAAAGCTTCTAGATCATCAGTGCCTAAGTCTTCTTTGTATCTAAACATAGCATCATCAAGGACACGCTTGATTGATTTAGTTTCCTTCGATCTGAACACACCTTGTCGTGCAAAGACTTTGTTAGTGTCATAAAACTCTTTGTTCAAGAGCGTCTTCATTAGTCCGAGTTCCATACTCATCCTGCAAACTTCCTTAAATAAGCCATGTCTGATGGCATCCTATATTTTATATCGTCCTGTAAGTTTAGCGCAAACACATCTGTAAAGGTAGACCTAAGTGTTGAAGTGATCTGTAGTGTCTTGCGTTTAGCGTCGGGGTCTAGTGCAACAATGATCTTTGAATAAGGTTTAAGGTAGTCAATGTACGGAGCAAGAAGGTTAGTACCTAACAGGCCGAAGCCTACCAAATTCTCCATCTCACCGACAACACTTGCCGATACACAATCCTCCACCACCACCGCAACTTCACCCTCGCCGTATACATAAGGGACTTGCGCTTCACCATAGCGTTTCCATTTAGGTGCGTAAGTGTTTCCTCCAACAACACGACCAGTAGCATCGACAATTTTTCTATCCTTCTTAACTAGGAATACAACGCGATCTTCCTTGACATCATACCTAGTGTCTATGTGTCTAGCGTTCAAGTCATACTGTAACATCCACTCATTCATTGCGGGATGTGACCTTACCCAATGGGTAGGCTCGTTAAAGGCTGCGTTCTTATGCGCCTTACTTTCTTTCATGTTGCTTAGGTCAGCAATAGTAATGGGTCTGTCTGACTTACCTGATAGCTTACAAGTATTCTTATAGCAGTTGTATAGTACACCTCCTATGTTTCTTGAAACAGTGAATGTATTTCTACCACCACAAATAGGACAGTCACCTCGGTAAGATGAATCCATATCCAGTGGGGGTAGCTGATCGAGGGCTGCTTGTAATGACATAGCCTACCTGTAACCGAAGTGCATTATAATTCCACTGAAGTATATCACAAGTATAGCAGAGTTCAACACAATTAAAGCACGATCAAACCATA